GTGGCAACACTGTTGTAATACGCTGTCGCCGCCGCGCCTACCGTCGCATACGATGCGTTGTCGTTGATGGAACCCTCAACAATGATGAGGGATGGGTTGGCGGTGGTCAGGTTAGCCAACCGGGTAGCGTGCCCGAACGGTGTTGATGTGGCCACATAGCCGGTGCCGCCGCGCCCGCAAAGGAACGTTTCGGCCCCTAGCATGCGACCCAGGACGGCGCTGAACGTGTTAGGCCAAGTGGCCGTGCCGGCGTTAGCAGTCCACGAGTCTCCCACGACTGCCAGGCGGTAAGGTTCGGCGGCTGTGGTTGCGGTCGCGGTTTTGCCGGTGGCGACCTGCAACCCACCAAAGTCGGCGCCGCCCATGTAAACACGGATGGTCCGGCGTTTGGTGTCGGGGAACACCATACGGAAATAGGATTTGCTGTTGGCGCTGGTGTTTGTGGTGGCCTTGTACGGTGAACGGCTGATGGGGCGCCCGTCAACCCACACCCAGAACAGCGAAGCGCCGGTTACTGCGCAACGGAACGGGATAGCAACGTCGGGGGAGTCCGTCACGGTTTCGACGGCCCACGCCTGCGCACCGGAACCTGTTTCGCCGTTGACTTGATTTTGGATGTAGTCGGTGCTGAGTGCGTTCACTGTCACACCAACACAACCCACCCGCCGGACGGCTGTGGTGTCGAAAGTGTAAACGACGGGGGACGCGATACCTGATGATCCGCCCGGACCGGCAACTGACAGGGTGGGGATGTCTGCGGTTGGTGTGGGTGTTGCTGCGGCGAGCCGCGCCGCCAACAGACCGTCGATTTCGCCTTGTGCCGCGTATTCAAGTTCGGCGGTGGCGGCGTCCAGTTTGCCGGCGAGTGACGCGGCGTGTGCGTACGCGGTGTCCAACGCTGTTTCGCTCAGCCGTTCGGGCAGGTTCGCCGCCACAGTGTCGGGCAGGTTTTCGGGTTCCAGGAATGGGGGCAGGTATTCGCCCAGGCCGGTGCGGACGGGTGGTTTGGGTGGTGGGGTGCCGTAAACCATTAGGCGTTTTCCTTTATTCGTTGGGGTTTGGGTGGGATTTGGGTTTCGGGTACGCCGATTTGTTTGAGCATGTACACGAGTCCTGATGCCCATTCTTCGACGCGGCGGCGGAAGTTCATTTCGTCGTCGGCGCGTTCTTCAGCCTCAACGAGCCGGCCGAGTGCGGACCGGTTTTCGTGTTTTTCTTCGCGGGCGCGGCCTGATTTCCAGGCGCGCACCCCGTCAATGATTTTGGGGATGATCGAAGCTCCACCCAATGCCACGATGACTGCTGTGGCAAGCTCCGGGGTAATCATTTGGACGGGTCCAGGTAGGCCCAGTCGATGCGCCGGTAGCGTTTGAACACGTCACACAACGCCCACACCACCAGCACCAGGACAAGCCATATGGCGGTGTTGCGGCCTGATGCGGAGTAGTAGATTGCTGCGGGGAGGAGGCCGAAGAAACCGGCGCCGGTAATAATCAGTCCGATGCGTTCCAGCCACCAGTATCCACGTATGACGGCGTACAGGCCAACCGAACAGCCAAGCACGAGTACGGCCCCGACAAGGGTGATGAGGGTCGGGCCGAGACTGGATGTCATGAACTGGGGTGCTGCGGTGCGGGTGACGGCCATGACGCCGGCGAACACACCCACCGCGTATTGGAGGGATTGGGCGGCGTTGATAGCCCACGGCTCATGAATCCACGCGAAAATACGTAGGCGCCCGTTCATGGTTTGGTTCCGGTGTTGGCGAGGGCTACGGCGTTGGTGACGCCCAGGACGGCGCCGCCCAGGGCAACCCATAGTCCTACTTCGGATGCGTCGATGAGGCCGCGTGCGACGACGACGGGCGACGCGGCGGTGACTATTCCGTACAGGTAGGCGCGGATTTTCGCTGACGGTATGACCCGTCCGTCTTTAGCTTCGTATCGGCCCATGTGTTCGCTCCCCAGCGTTTAGCGTTTGAATATTTCGATGAACGCGTTTCGTGATTTTGGTGTGTCGAAATAGGTGTTCCCATTCCTGAAGGCGGTGCGTAAAGATTGCATTACCTTGTCTGAATAGGATAACAAGGTTTTCCCTTCCGACATACGTTCAGGCAGTATGGTGAAAAGTATTTCCTGTTTGGGGCGTTTTTCCTGCACATAGTATTTGCCGGCGAACCAGTCAACCCACACCGAAAAGGTACCCTGTTTGGATTCGATGCTGTACGTGTACCGGGCGGACGCGCCTTTGACGTTGAGCAGGTTGTCGTTGTTGTCGGCGAATTCGTTGCCGGCGGCGAAGTCGCCGTATTCGGTGCCGGCAATGAATTTACCGAACCGGGTGGCGTAGACCTGTTCGGTGAATTCTGCGGCTTTGACGACGTGGACGACGATGAACCCGTCACGGATGACAATGAATTCGGTGTCCTTATCAATTTTGATGTTGTATTCAAGGAAGTAAGGGTTGGTAATGGACACGGCGTTTGCCATGAAAAAGACTTTTGTTTTGTCCTGGTTCCTGTCCACGGTGGAATACAGGTTGTTGAACGCGTGGACTTCATTGGAAATGTAGTGGGTGGTGCCTTTTTCGAGGATGAACTCATCAAACCCGATATTCGTCACCAAAGGGTACGCCACCGACTTAATTGATTGTGCGGTGGACAGGGCAATGAAATGTCCTATGACTTTCCAGGGTCGTTTCTTGTCGTCCCTGGTGGATGTGGGGGCCATGTGCGCGGCGGCGCCCATCACCCGAAAATCCCAGTCCGGGAACTCATTGTTCGCGATCAGGTCAGCGAAGAACGTGTCCTTGCTGACTTTCAATTCTTCTTTGTACCGGCGGACGTACATGAACTGTTCGCCTTTACGCAGGAAATTCTTTATGGCCTTCTTTTTCCAACCATACGTTTTTCCCACACCACGCGCACCAACCATAAAATTGTACGTCCCGTTAAAGGAACTGATTTTATCCCAGTTGTACCACTTGAATTGGCGGCGTGATTTGTGCGGCATTGTGGCGGCCTCAGCTATTGCAGTCATTTTAGATTACTACTCCATTCGCCCTGAGTACGGGCAGCGGGTCGATAAAGTTGGCGCCGTTGTTGTACGGCGGCGCCCACGGATCATTCCAGACACCTTCTATGATTTCAAAGTGCAGGTGTGTGCCGGTGACGTTCCCGGTAGCGCCTTCGGTGAACAGGACAGTACCGGCCGGCACCGTCGAACCGGCCGACACCATGAGGGATTCGTCGGCGCCGTGGTTGTAGGTGAACGTGTACGCGTTGTCCGTTGAATGTCCTTTCACGTACGTCCCGGCCGTGGCGTTCCCGCCCTCATACGCGTCCACCGCAACCGTGATGACGGTGTCGCAGACGGCGAGGACGGGGGCGCCGGTCGCGGCGGTGGTGGTGGACAGGTCTATGCCGTAGTGGAACCCACCCTGACGCCACCCGTACCCACTGGTCAGCAGGGCACCTTCCAGGGGGTGATACCAGGCGCCGGGCGGGGGCGGGTCTTCCGGCGGCGGGGGTGGTTCCCACGGGTCGGGGTCGGGCGGTGTGCCGGTGGTGGTTTTGCGGGGCATGTACCGGCCGCGCCCGTCAGGGTAGGCGTCAACCTTTTTCCCGTCAATGTAATGGATGCGCAGAGAACCCCCGATTGTTTCGAGGTACCGAATTGTGCCGTAGTCGAGGGTCATAGCCTAATCATACGGGAAAAGCCCCCGCCCTTTACGGACGGAGGCTTTTCCCTGATTACTTGTTTATGGAATGCTATCGAAAAAGTCGATAATTTCCTGATTATCAACTGATGTGTAGGACAAGAAATCGTGACCGCTGTCCAGGGGTATCAGCGTGGTGTTGGGGCCGGCGTCGGCGGCGAAACCCACAGCCTCAGCCGGGACACACACATCATCTGTCAGGCCGTAGAAAATCAGGATGGGGATATCATCGAACTTCCCGGCCGCGGCCATGGTGCGCGGGTTTTTGGTGGAACCCATGGTTGCTTCATCATACGTGCCGCCGTGCGCGGTGTTGACGAGTGATGCGTACCCTCCCCGGTCGTTGACTTTCACGTCATTCGGGTTGATAACGGGGATGATGAGAGCGACACCAGCCACCCGGTTGGGGTTCGCTGCGGCCCAGTTCAGCGCCGACAAC